AAATCCCTTAAATAAAGAAGTGAACTCATCCAGGAAGCCTTGACCAGATTTAGATTTTCCTGGTAGTTCTTCATCTAAGTCAATTGTAAAATAACTTGTACTTGGCTCAGACGTTTCTTCTGTATCTTCTGTGCCTGTATCAAAGAAACTTTCAAGAGTCTCAAGAGAGGCGTATGGGTTTTCAAGATCTAGACCTGTAGTTTTTAACGCTTCATCCCTACCTGCTTTTGTTAAGGCAATTTGTTCGGACCTATCTATATCAGGGAAAAAGTTTTCGTAAAACTCATCTTCTGTTCCCTGGAACCCAGAGGATTGAAATATTTTATAAAGTTCAGTATCTGCTTTAATTGTGGCATCAAGCTTGTAATCTTCTGGTCGCTCAATATAAGTAACACCTAAAAGTTCTTGGGTGGGTTTTTGTCTTTTTTCATTAAGATACTTGATGTTCTCACGGATTTCCTGTGCTGATCCCGTTCTTAATGCCTCAACAATATATGCGCGTAAGTCATCGATTGTTCCTTTGAAATCAGTAAGTCCATATCTTTTTAATACGTCTTCCCATGTTGTCTTGTCGTCTGGATTCAAGCCTTTTAACATCTCATCTGCAAACTCTTCAGGCAAGAGGAAAGGTCCAAACACTAACTCAGTATTCTCAACTTTATTTTTTACAGCCGGAAGAATATCGTTATAAATAAAGTCATTGATTTTACCAGCATTTAAATAATCTTCAGCGGAATCATACCCTCGCCCTTGACCTCTGATCTGATAATGCATCTTCGCAAACTGCTCTTTATTATTAACATCTACACCAAAGCGATAGGCCTGAGAAGCCCAATAAGGATCTCCACGCTTTGCTGCTTCCCAATCTCCTTGAACAGTTCTAGCTTGTTCTGAATAAACTTCTTGCTTGCCAATGTTACCCGTTGGGTTGATATAAAAATCAGCATTAAAATAACGAGTGGCAGCATTTTGAATTTCATTAAGATATTGCGTTGCTTTAAGATCGGCAATTTGCTTGGCAGCATTAGCAAGATCTTGTGTTTGAAATGGGTTCTGTTCATCTTCTTTAACGTCAATGTAATCAACAAATTCGTTCATTGATTTCGATTGATTAAAGCGAGGAATTAGATAAGTATCTAAAAACTTTCTGGCAAACTGCCCTTCAATTTTTAAGTTTTCACTCGCCGTTCCAGCATCAAGGCCGAGTTGTATCTCTTCGTCGTAACGTGTTTTCAACGCATTATCAAACCACTGTTGCCAGTTGTAAGTAACAGAGTTATTTATTCCACTGATTCCTTGGAGCGACTTCTCTAAAGACTCTTGTCCCTTGTTGCCACCAAGAAAAGACCATACGCCACCAACTCCGGAATCGCCCAGAATTGAATTGGCTAGATCCTTGTTTAAATTTGTAATTTCACCAAAAGCACCAAAGCCCGAGAACATTGCTAATTCTTGTTCTTTTGCTTTTGCTTTCTTCATTTCAGCAATTGTTTCTTTTAAAACATCTTGCGTCAATGCTTTAAATTTTTTAACGTCTCTAAGTGTTCTTTCTCCAATTGCTAATTCAACTTCACCTTCTAATCCTTCACCAAGCTGAAGATCTCTAGCTTGTTGCATCTCAAGATCTGTTGGTCTTTTCTCCGTATAAGAGTTAGCAGCAGAGAGTTGTTCCGCTGGATTGGCGCGTCTATTCTCGTATCTACCAGTAGCAGTGTAATGATATAAATAAAAACTACCTTCGCTATCAAATCGACCAAGAATATCTAAGTCGTCATTTCTTGCTGCGTTACGCCAGGCATCAGCTACGTCTGGATATGTGTTCCGGTAAAAGTTTGAATCAAAGTCTCCATAGGGTGGCTTAGCCCCTAAAGATGTGCTCCAGGGTTGGAGCTTTTCAGTTGAGTAGTATCTTTTGAAGTTATCTTCAATTGATCTTTTTAAATCATCGCTAACTCCCGAAATACCTCTAATTAAATTTCTTTGCTGTACATAGTCACCGCCGCGAGTAGAGTTAACGGCTTGCATTGTACGATCGTAAGCCGCATTCTTCGCTCTATTTTCATTTTCTTCCTTTTGTATTTTTTCATTTTCAACTCTATTTCTTTCATTTAAATCTCTATTTCGATTACTGTAATAAGTAATTTCATATGCTTTTTGATTAACTGGATTTGCAATGCCACTTAAAGCGGACTCAAGATCTTGAGTTTCTACATTTCCTCCATAAACATTGGTGTCAATATTGACGCCAAGAGAGCGTAGAGCACCAGCAATAGCCCAAGTCGCTCCATTTCTATCAACGTCCCTAGGATCTACGTTAAACCTGATTTCTCTAGTTGGATAAAGAGGATTACCCGATTCATCAGTTGGTATTCCATAGTCTACCAATCTGGTAATCGTTGTCCCAGGCTGGTATGGGTCGTCTATAAATGAAAATGGAGGAGGTGAATCATAAACAGATACCGTCACTGGTATTGGCTGATCTGCCGTTGGATAATCGGTTCTTAGGCGTGGAATATTTTCCTGCTCGCGAATAACATTCCATCTGCGGGCACCAGCATCATATGAAATTCCCATATCACACAGCCGGTTTCAATACTGAAGATTGGTAGTAACAGATATCAACAACTTCTTGTGACATCCATGCTTTTATTTTTTCCATCCTAACCTGAGTAAAGAATTCTTGCTGCTTGTACCACTCTTCAACCTCAGTACTTCCTTTATTGCTATTGCAGCGTCTACATGCAGGAATTAAGTTATTTCTATTACTTGACCCAGACTTAAATCTAGGGACAATATGATCAAGGCTCGTTGCAAAATCTTCGCAATAAGCACACTTGCTTTCCCATTCTTCGTAGATAGATTCTCTAAACTTTCTTTTTGCTAACCTTGGAGTTAATTCGACCAGCAGAGCAAGAGGCGCGTGCTCGTCATGGAACATACTCTTTAGTTGCCGTTACCTTATTCTAAGATTCCTAAGCCAATCTTAAATTTTAAAATTTCATAAAGACCCTTGACAGAACCTTTTATATCGGTAGTGTATATCTGAACACGCCCTGATTTTTATGGCGGCATCAACAGGTTGGGTTTCAGCCAACAAAGCGTGCGAGTCCCTGGGACTTGACAAAAAAACGCTCTTCAAAATGCGCGATAATGGAACCCTTCGTTTGGGACCCCATTATGCCGCATTTAAAGATACGTTCTCCCGTGACTCCTATCGCTGGAACCTTAATAGCGTGCGGAAAGAACTAAGGAAAAAGGGGATTGCGTTTGCTGATCCTCTTTCTTCGGTAGGTACAACCCTTTCCTCAACTGATATGCAAGCTGTAAATCAGTAAGGTTCAAGGAAACCTTTTGTGTTTCAATAGCCTTATTCAATTTGCTCTTAATCTTTTCAAAGCAGTCTTCAATATCTGAAGGCTGCTTTTCTTTTAGCTGAAATAAAAATGTCCACTGAGGATGTATTGGTTTGATTTCTTTCTTTTTGGTACAGATTTTAATTGTGTTATTTAAATTCCATTTAAAATCTTTTAACTCTTTCGGATGAACGCCGTAGGTAGCGATCATTCCATAGAGCCAGGCTGCCGAACCAAAGCCTTTAATTCTAGATAGCTGAAAGTAGTCGTCTACTATCGCCTGATCAGGCGGCGGGGGATGGATTGGTTTCATTGGTCTCTGGCGTGTAGGCCAATCAAACCTTAAACCTTACCAGGCCCAGGGACGCATATAAAGGAAAATCTTTTTGAGTCTTAATAGACTCAATACAAGTATACACTAATTCAACATTGTAAAGTTTTCTATTAATATTTTATTTGTTGCAATGTTAAACAATTTTTGAATTACGGGAAACAAAATAGGAGACTGAGCATTATAAGGAGGAACATCCATAACAGAAAGAGAACGAACAGTTTTTAAATATTCTCTATCTTTTTGAATTTTAATTTCTGTTTGTTTTACAAGTTTTTGCTCCCATTCAACCATGCCAGTAATTCCTACAGGAAAATCAGACGGTTCTGGAGGGAATAATTTATCTCTAAATTTAAGGGCGTAAATATGTTTGCAATACCTCAACTCGTCTAGTAGTGGTGTCCAGTTATCTGAAATCGAAAGAATAACGTCTTGGGGAATTGAGTTGCCATCAGTCACTGATAAAAATGAACTGTAATCATCGTATCCAGGCATGCCTTCTGCTGTAGATCCAGGAGTAGAAATGTTAGAGGTACTTCTTTTATAGATTGAACCAAACTCTCTATATACTCCAGGGTTATCTCGTGTTGCCTTTAAATCTGTGTTAGATGCATTAGTAACCGTGTAATCTAATTCAAATCCTTTAGGTGCATAAATATCTAAATCACGATTTACACCTGGTTCGGTCATTGCACTGTTATCAACAACACCGTCAACTTGAGTAACCTCAAAACGACCCGGCTTAATAACAGATGCTCTTGTTCGGGGAAATTGCTTTTGATTTGAATTTGATTGACCCATTACAAATGAATAATCTCTTCTTGTAAAATCTTGACAAGTGCATGCGTACCTCGAACCTGTGATCAAGAATCTTCCCGGAGTAAAGCCAACGGGAGAGGGTGAAATAAATTGTTTATCCGGTGATACATAAACAGATCCAGCTTTTTTAAATGTCAAAACACCTGTATCTTGATTAATTGCAACAACTACAGCTTGAACATATCCATATCTAGTTTGTGTTTGCGGGTTAATTGTATTACTTGTAATAATAATCCCATCTTCAACAAGAATGCGATCTTCAAAAATCTCTGTATTAGCAGGTTTTAAACCATTAATTTCCCCTGAAACTGGTATATAAAATGGAGCTGGAAGTGGGTTTGCAGAACTCCAAGTTCCTGCTAACTTTATATACCAATAAATTAAATCTTCTGTAACACTTTCAACGAATAGTTTTTGAGTGCTAACTGGGTCTGTTAGTTTATCTGTACGAACAGAACCCGCATAACGCCAAATTGCCCAGTGCATCCCAAGTTCTTTATTACTTGTTGGAAAACCAACGAATGCGCCAGAAATTACAGTGTTTGGATTTCCAGGACTTGCGGTATTTGGTGCTTCATAATTAAATGAAAATGTATATTCGTTGTTATATGTGTAAGCATTTGCAAGTTCGTATCCTTTTCTCCACCTAGACCAAGCCGACTCTCTATTGGCAGCGTAGATCGAATCTGGAACACTACCCTTAGAGAATTCCGTTGTAATTGGCTTAATAATACCAGGATTAAATGGCTTTACTTTTTGGAAATCACCAAAGTTATTACCACTTCTTTTGGCCATTTATCAGAAGAATCCACCCTGAGCAGTTACGTGAGCACCAGGAATATATCCAGAAGTATTGGGGCCGTCAGGAAAAACGCCCACGTAAATGCGATCGCCACGCTCTAAATAAATTCCTTTATTTCGTAAAGGAGAAGCATTACCAAGACCAGTGGTATTGCCAGCAGAAACAGTAGGGGCACTCAACTCAGGCATAACGTCTGAGCAGTCTACTCGCTGGGTGTTTGCAGGGACTTGTTTTGCGAAGATAACTTTGTAATCACCAGAGGCGGGGACCGGGTTGGTCGTACCCCTGGTCTGGTAGAAAACAAAAGTTACCTCAGGTTGATACGCATAATTAACCCCGTTAAACACGAAGCCACTACTGGTGCCACCCGAATAAACAAGCGAAGTATTAATTCCAGTTAATGTTGTCGCGCCTGTGTAAGTGTAGTAACCAAACCCACTTGCTGCTGGGGTAGATAAAACGCCCGTTTGAAAAATTAAAACGACTTGACCACTGACAAATGAAACGACTGTTCCAGAAGTTGTAGAAGAAACAACGTAATCAGCATCCCTGTAGTAGTCGTTTCTGACAATAGAAATCGAATCAATTACGCCGCCATTATTATTATCTTCACTTAAAGAAGCATCCATGTCAACCAGGATTGCCGGGACCTGACCACCCTGCACAAAGAGAGTGTTATTGGTTGCACTGCCAGCAATCTGAGTTGTCACCCTGACCGAATCGTAAAGCGGCCTGTCAATGAAGAGGGGACTTTTGTTGGTAGCGGTTGACGACATGTAGCCTTACCTGATATTAGTTTTATTATAGGTTATTTAGATACCTGCGTATCCACTTAAATTTCCAAAAGGAGTATCGGGCATTTTCGCTGTTGAGCGGAAGAGTCTTTCTGGATCTCCTTGTAGAGCTAAAAAGTTTTGGAATAAATCAATATTTTCCTTCGGTTGAAATTTAAATCTTTTATTTCGTATATATTCTGTAGTTAATTGTGGATATTGTTGATATTCACTTAGACCAGCACGAGCCACGTCCCCAGGAAGATAGCCGTCGTAGTCAAGGTATTCAGAATAACGTGCCATTATGCAAACTCCTCATCTTCAAAGAATTTACGATACGTATTTAAAAAAGTTTGGCTATCAGGAAGTGGCATGTCTTCTACAGAAGAGAGACTTGGCATTGTTCCAACCATAGGTATATACTTCAAAATATTTTGAAGCAACGACTGCCCCTGCTGGTTTCCCTTTTCAACTTGAGATGCAGCTACAGGTGCTACTGATTGCCCTGGTGCACCGCCAAGTTTTTCAAGAAGAGATTTTGCCGCCTTTGGATCTTTAGCAAAATAAAAGTTTCCGCGAGGATCAAACATTACATCCTCGGGTCTTTTATTCTTCAGAAGAGATTGTCCCCTGAACTGAAGTGCGCCCCCATGCTTCTCAAGCACAGGACGCAACTTAGAGGGATCTTCAAACTTCTGAAGCATCTGATCGTAACGAGACCCGTAGACCTTGCGGCCAAAACTAGGATCTGCTACTTGAGATGAGCTATAAGGATCGTTCGCAACAAATTGAGAGGGAGCCTTAACAATGTCTACGATATTTTTACCGTATTTTCCCGTTTGTTTTCTTGAAAGAATTGTAGAAAAAACACCATAGGGATCTTGTCCAGGACCAGCCTCACCCAATGCTGTAAAAGCTGCAGCATAAAGTTCGGGGCTGGATAAACCTAAGAGCTGCGAAGTCTTTGGCGCCATTTCAGTTTTTTCCTTATTCTCCTACCCAATTCGAATCTGCCTTAAGACCAGGGACGAATACTGCTTGAAGAGCCACAACTAAACTCAGTTTGGCAGTAAGACGGCGAAGGAAATTACGGCAAATAATCATTAGGTTAATGCAAGAACACTGGTATCCGTAGATCAAAAGATCAATTACCCAGCAGGTGGACTTACCCACGAATGTGGTGCCAAGTAACCTTAGTTTACCAAAGGGTTATTTTAAGCGTCCTTCAAACGCACGCTTAAGCAAAGCAAGTTGCGTCTGTGTTAAATCTTCAGAGGAAGGTGGGTTAATGCCGCGCTTAAACACATCCTCTCCAATCATTGTTGGAGGAATCTGACCTGGTGCACTTACGCCAAGTTGCTGTGCATTTGCACCAAGGCCAAAGGCATTTATACTTGCGCCCTGAGCTGCTCCAGGGAATGGAACACCTGCTTGCTCACTGGCTTGTTGATAAAAGGTTTGCGTGATTCCAGGGATGTCCTTACCAAAGACCTGAGAACCTGACATTGCTGCCGATGTTTGGTAACCTGTCTGCCCTGGACGCAAGCGAGAAGCAAGACTTGGGTTTGTGGTGGCCCAGATCTGCAAACCAATCCGTTCTTTTTCTTCTGGTGTTGTAGCCGTGTTATATGCCTTTGTTAAGTCTGCAACTTGATATTTTTTAAAGAGCGGATCTTGCTCTGTCATTTGAGCGATACGAGAACGCTCTTGGCTTTCTGCTCTTTGCTCTGGGGCACTCATGGGCGGAGAAGCTGCTTGTGCAGGTGCTTTTCCCATCTCTTGATATTGAGCAAACCTTTTATTGCGATCAGCTTCACCAGAAGGATTTCTTTGAAGAAACTCTGGGTTGACAACGGGACGATTTTGAATATTTGATACGTTCCCTCCAAATTCAGTTGTAATACCTGTACGTGGTAACAAACCAAACCTACGAAGTTGGCTCGTGATTCCTGTCGAAACGTTTAAAAGAGGATCAAAAGCAATCATCGCCAAACCTGGTGTAAATAGATGCGAGAACCTACACTTGTATCGGCGGGACCTGGAAGCGCCTGAATAAATTCAGCACCAGATCTTTCGTACCGATAGCGTGCTTGAAAAGGATCTTTGTAATTAGGAACGTAAAGAATATGTGCTAAACGATTTGTTTCGTACAGATAAATTTCATCCCAAACTTTTAATGCCTCTTTGGCATTACTAGAACGAATCGTACGATCAACGTCGCCTGCAATATTCTCAACGCGAGTAGAAGGCGTGAGTGCAACTTCGGTTTTCTTTTCAGCCGTATCACAACGACCTAATTGAATAACGATTTTGTCATAGAAGTACGAATCAGGAACTGTATTCATAGCTTCTTCCAGACGAGCGTAGTCACCCGCTGGAACAGAAACCACGTAGTAACCTAGATGGTACCTGACTCTACTTTTTTCAAAATCACTGAGCTGCACAGCTTGCGCCCTATTTAATTTTTATTATAAGTTGACGTAATCAAGCAAATAGTTGCATTGCCTGTTCTGGACTAATTCCCATGGAAGAATAAGGAGTTAAAGTATCAAGCAATGATTGCTGTCTGTTTTGCTTTGCTTGATTAAGTGCATTAGAAATTAAAACATCTTTTAAGGTCTGTTGCTTACCAAATAAAGCATCCATCAACCTATCATTTCTTTCTTTATTTTGTTGCGTATTGTCACCAGGGAGAGCTAGTGGGTTAGGTACTGCAGAAGAACCAACTGCTGCTTTCTGACCAGGTTCTGTGTGTAAAAATCTAATTTCGTAAGGATTACCTTGGGTATCTGTGGTTTGCAGTGATCCAAACCCTGCATCTGGTCTGTATGTTCCATAGCCTTTATAGGCGAGTGGTGTACCAGCGCTTAAGCTGATATCAATACCCTCATGAAAGGTTGAAGCTCCTGCCGTAGGTGCAGCCCTCTTACCGTATTCAGACGTAACTGGAAAATTCCACTTCCAATCTTGGCCTTGCTGTTGAACTAAAGGGATTTGATCTTTACCAACTAAAACATTCTGAAGCAGAGTCTTAGCTGTTCGTGGATCAATCTTCTTACCTTTCTGAGCCCCAAACTGAGGTATAACCCTTACGTCCAGGTGAGCACCAGTAGATGGAAATATGTCTTTACTTGGATCAACAATCCTACCCGCTGGAATTAAACCTGCCATTATCTTGTTTTCTTTTTATTCTAAAACTAAAAACCCCTGGTTTCCCAGGGGCGAACAGGAGATGTAGTTTAGACTCGAATTAAATCAGCGGCAAAAACCGAATCCCAATCAACTCGACGAATTTGGCGTAACTGTTCGAGATTACTGAATCTTTCACCGGAAAGTGACAGTTGTAAATCTTTGATTTCTCGAGCAGTTTTGAGGCCAATCCCCTTGATATGGTCTGCAATCATCTGTGCAGTAGCACCGTTGATATTAAGACGTGTATCGGGAGGGAAGTTGCGTGGCTCTTCGTTAGCCGCCTTATCTTTTACCTGAAGAGTTTTTACTTTCTTTGTTGCAGGTTCGTCAGGCGAAAGTTCGGTTCTATAAGCGGTGTAAAGGCGACCGTCCTGGTCTTCAACCATAAACCAATCGCCGTTATCCCATTCGCTAATGATTCGAACTCTCGCACCTGTTTTACAGTGACGATGCAAGATTTCTTCAGAAAGAGTTGACATGGGACCAGAAAATATGTCTGGTCCCAGTTTAGCCTAATCAGCTAACAGTGCGACCCAGGAGGTAATCTTCGATGTCCTCGTAGCCAGGAGCTTCATCAGGTTGGATGTAGCACACTTCAACAACGAAGTAGCCAGTACGACCGGCGTTCTTGTCATCAGAAGAAATGTACCAACCACCAGAAGTGACAGTACCAGTGGCAGTATCACGGGACAGCACTTTATAAGTTGCTGCACCAGTGAGCTGCTTGTAGACGTTGCCAGCGTTAACACCAGCAGCACCAGTAGCAGTCAGAGCAGGGACTGCGCTAACAGAAGCCGAACCACCGGCAAAGAAGATTTCACCAACTTGAGTACCGGAAACGGTAGAAGTCAGGTTAGCTTGCGAAACAGCTTCACCGACGCCACCGCTGGAGGTCAGGCCAGTAGCAAAGGTCATGGTGTTACCAGTGGCAGCATAGATGCCAGAAGCAACACGACCGTCACCCCAACCGGAGGCAACCGAAATGGTAGCGCGATAAACGTAAACGGGAAGAGTGGAAGAACCGCTAATCACCATTCCAGTGATATCGGTACGGGTGTCATCGTTCCGGTAAGGAGAAGGAACAATAACGTTACCGGAAGCAACAGCGCCATCACCAGAGGTGTTGGTGACAGCAACATAACCGCGCTGTTGGAAGTAACGATAGCCAGGGATAGCCAGCACCGAAGTGGGGCCACCTTTGGAACCATCATTGCTGCCGCTGCCATCGGTATCAATGTTCTTGTACCAACCGTTCAGCGGTTCTGCCCAGTTGCCGGGGAAGATTTTTTTAGACGAGAGATAGGTCATTTATTTCTCCGTATGGTTTATTTATGTTTACTTATCAAACAGTGCCGTCGTCAGAAACGAAGCTGTAGGCAGTCGTAACAAAGTCTTTGTTCAGAACTTCGAAACCAGCATACAGTTGCCAGATCAGAATAATGAAGCGACTGAAGTCGTCGTTATTGTTGATCAGCACCTGAGCATTGGGACCACCGATACCAACACCAACGGCCTGAGGACCGAAGAAGAAGCCCTGAGCAACTTCCTGGTTCGCATAAGAAGCAGGGGTGGCAAAGCTAGCCGAAACAGTCTTGACGGGGAAGTTGGTCGACTCGAAGAACTTCACACCTTCAAACTGAACGCCAGTCGGCATGACAGGTTCACCAGCCAGGAAATAAGCCTGACCAGCCTGGGGACCCATGTAGAAGCTGGCGTTGTTAGGCATCATGGGATTGCCCATGTACATGCCTTGGCCAGGGTTGCCGCTATAGCGAGCAATCTCACGGAAGTCGGGATCACGACGCAGGTGCATCATGAAGGTGGGATCGCAAATGCAACGATACAGACCATCAGTGAAGGTCGGAACGTTACGCTTACGCATATCCTTGACAACAGTCAGCAGGTCGGTACGAACCGAGAATTGCTGAAGGTCAGCGGTATATTCAGTTGCGGTGTAAGCGATTTGACCAGAAGAGTTTTTGGTCTTGCCACCAGGGAAGTAGTAACCGCCTTGGGTGGTAGAAGCGGCGCCATTAGCTTCAGCTTTGGCGAGTTCGTCAATAAAGACGCGGTCACGCCAACGGCGATAGTCGTCAAGCAGAGTCAGGCTGCCGATCGACTGGTGGAACATGTTCAGGTTGCCGGTATCCAGCAGCAGGCGCTGAGCGGTAACCAGAGTTTCACGAGCAATCTTAAAGGTGGAAGGCTGGGTCGGATCGCCCGGATCAGCAGGACCGGTGTATTCCTTAAGCACCACCAGGACTTTTTCCTTGGTGATGTTACGGCTATTGGCGGTACCAATGGTCTGGTCAGCAATACGCTCGCGGCTGTCCTTGGTGCCAGGGCTACCCCAGAACTTGTAGCGATCGAGCTGAACGGTTTGACCAGGCTGACGAGTAAAGTCGTGAACAACAACAGGCTCTACGGCCATTTCGCAGATGTATGCCGGGTGGGGGCGATACAGCTCTGCACCCAAAATCTTGGGAAAGTCGGTATCAAGAAACACTTTAGTTTATCCTCCAGTACGCAGGACTTTGTCGGGTGAAAGATTCAGACAAGAAATGTCTTATCTAAAACAAATTTTAGCAGTTGATAATTTATCAACTAATGTA